GCTTCAGCAGTTTGCTTAACCCTATCTCCGCCTATTGGATTAGACATCTTCCATCTCCATTTCTATTCTTCGCCTGTCTTTATCTAACCTAGCAAATTCATACAGTCGGTTAATACGAGGCTTAAGGGGGTTATAGCCTAGGGCATTTTCAGCACTTCTTACTGCTCGCATCACCATTAAATAGTCTCGGCTGTTAGATAGTTCAGATGCCCACTGGTAAATATAGTCCATCTTAGTAACAATCTGAGGGTCGTCACGATAGTTAGGCTCAATACCAAAAGAGTCCATCATCTTATATCTAGTCAAATCATCCATTGGGATTTCATTGGCGTAGCCATAGTCAACTGGTTCGGTTGGGGCAGGGTCTGCTTTAACCGTTGGATTTTCTACAACTGTTTGGGGGATGTTTGTTGCTAATTTGGCTGCTATAACGGATTCGTCCATGTTTATTTACCTCTCTTGGAATTATAACAAATAGTCACATCTTATCGACCTAGTGCCGTCTTTAATCTCTCTCATTGTCTGAGCATGAAACTCACCATTAGGTTCTAGTTCGCCATTATGAGCTGGTGGGTGTGGTAATAGCTGGGGCCTATTACTTTCGTCTAAGATGAATTTATAACCTAATAAGGCAGCTCTTTCAGCTAAGTTCACATTATCCCAGCTCCAGCCATCGTCATATCTTTCATCAAAGCCACCCAGTTCTTTAATGGCCTTCATAGGAGCAATTGCCACATTAGCCTCCCACTCATCGGGAGTGCAAGGCCGTGGGCAATCAGCTCTTAAGTATCGAGGGTCTTCAGTTTTACCCTCTGGGTTTTTAGTACAGGTAGTAACAAAGGTATCTTCGTCTACTAGGGCTAGTAGTTTTTGGAAGCAGTTAGTGGGTAGGTCTATAAAGTCCTGATAGAAAATAACATAATCAGTTTTTATTAACTTAAGCCCAGCATTTAAGCTAGCGTTAAGATTCGACTTCCTTTTCTGGGTTGGAGCATTAACTCCCTCTTCGACCACTATCACCTTATTAGTCGATACTGTTTGGGCCATAATATTACGATCTAGGCAATTCTTCCAACCACTTCTCTTAGTCACGGTTAGCACACTAAAGCTTTTCACTTAACACCCCATTTCTCTTCATATCTTTTCTGGTTAGCTATCGAGTAGCCCTTAGCATCTATCTCTTGCATTGTTAGGCCCCCGATATGGTTAACCTCAACTATATTTTTAACTATGATTGGGACCCCTGCTTCCATCCATCGCCTGATTAGGTCATCATCTTCATAATAACCCCCTTCGAAGCGTTCATCATAGCCCCCAACCTTCTCATAGACGCTCCTAGGCATGCAATAGAAGGCTCTGGGCATGTTATCTACCTGACCAGTAGCCATTCTAGGTACCGCCACAGTATCGGGCACACAGAGGGTCTGTAGGTTGCCTCGAGTTACTACCGTATCGTTATTAATAACCAGGATATAGTCGCCATGGGTTTTAGCTAGCCCTAGGTTGCAAGCCTTAGCAAACCCAATGCCATCATTAACTTCAACTATTATCTCGTCTACCCCCTCTAGGCTATTCAAACATCTCTTTAAAGCAGCATTATGAGCGGGGCTTTTGGGCCAGTGGGGGATTACCGCACTTATCATTTAATTGCCACACATTTAAACTCAGGGTGGCCAAAGCGTTCCTGCTTCACTATCTCTATTGGCTCTAGCCCTGGTGGCAATAGTTCTTCGGCACTATCAAAAGCGGTGTAGTGAACGGTATCAGGAGTATCATCAGCTGGAACCACACAGTAGAATATCCCCCCTTTAGCCAACTTTGCCGATACTAGGTTTAGAAGCTCCTCTACCTTAATAATATGCTCTAGGCTATGGTGCATAAATATATTAGGGATTGAGTTGTTCTTAACTCCCCATAGATAATCAACCATGTCAGCTTTTATGGTTTCACCCACAGCCCTATCTAGCTTGTCTGCATTTATATCAACTCCAACTGTTGTGACCCCAAGCTCCTGGAACTTGCGTAACGATGCCCCATCGCCACAGCCTAGCTCTACCACCCTTAAGTCTAGCTTATATATCAGGTCATAAGCCTCTTCAACGGCTGCATCATTAGCCTGTTGGAACTCTGAGTCTACCTCATAGCACCAATGAGCTAAATTACCCTTAATACTTTCTTTATGGCTAGCGTCTAATTGTCTCATCTCTTCCTCTTCAATGCAGTCACACTATCGGTGTTATCATCAGCTACACGTTGCCAAAATGTCCAATCGGCTTTTCTAAGTAGCTCTGCTGTCGTAGGGTCAGAGTTAATATAGTCTTGGTTATAGCTGGTGTGTAAATCTTCCATTATATAAATACCTCCCTTATTTAGCATCCCCCATGCCAATTCCAATGTTTCCTGCTGGTCTTTTGTCATATGGGAGCCATCATCTAGGATAATATCAAACTTGCCTAGTTGTGTAATAGCTGGGGTAGTGCCATCTACCTTTAGCCATTTGGCATTACTGAAGCCGCTATCTCTTGGCTCGTCTATATCTATACCAACTATTTCAGCGTTTGGGTAATAATCAGCCCACATCCGTAGACTTGCCCCATCCATAACCCCCACTTCTAGCAACCTACCGCTGAAACTTCTATCTGGGAGGTTCTTTTCATAAAAGTCTAGATATTTATGATGAGTCGCCTTATCAGTACCGTGCTTAAGCCCTATCTCATTTAACATGTTCCGCCTCCGAATAAGCCCCTTAGCCAGTCTGGAGCTTCTTTTTTCTCAGCCACCTTGAACTGAGCTGGGTTGACTGGGTGTAGGTCAGTATCTCCTTCGTCCCAATCTAGCCAGACATCGTTATACCACTCATCGGTGTTGAACTCATCGGCATGGGTGAACGAATTTATTTTTTTGAGCATATTCTCATCGTCACGGACATAGGATAGGTGGTGTAGGGTAGCCTCAGTCTCGCCTATATTACTGAATGAATTACGCCCGATTATAAAGTGTTGGTTAGGCCTAATAGCCACTATTGGGCGGTCTTCTTGCCTTGGGGTAACTATATGGTCAATATCTTTCCAATAAACAACCATATCATTAGCTACTATAGCCTCTACATCTTGTTCTAGGCTGTAGGATAACTTAGCAATACTTTCTGGGCTATAGTACTCATCGGCATCAACTATCAGCACCCAGTCACAGCCCTTGTCTTTAAAGTAGTTTAGGCCATAGTTCCGTTGATGGGCTTCAGTATCCCAGTCGCCAACCACCACTTCAGCCCCCAGGTTACTAGCGATGTCATTAGTCCTGTCTGGCTTGAAGCTGGCTCCATTCCAAGGGTTAAGCGAAATCAGCACTAAATGCTCTAGCCCAGTATGGCTAAACTGCTTAATGCAAGCCCCTATAAACCGTTCCTCGTTATATGCAATTGTCATTATGCCCACTTTCATGATTCAAACTCCTTTATCCACTGTTCAGCCACTGCCAACCAGCTTTTATTTTCTCTTGCCCACTGCATCATTAAATCTCGCTCTTTATCTTGTCTATCGCTATCTAATAAGATACTAATTAGCTTGTCTCGGTAATCAGCTAGTACCTGGTCATTAAAGTCGTCCATTGGTATCTTCTCACCCCACTGGACCATCTCATCTAAAGCGGCAAAGTTAGAACAGACTGGGAACGCTCCTGCGGCCTGTGCCTTAACTGCTGCAATGCAATATATCTCTGGGAATGGGCAAGGATAAGCCCAAACTCCAGCCTTAAAGGTTTCTTCCATTATTTGGTCTTGGCCGATTCTGCCGTGGTCTCTAACCCCATCTAAGCTCTTCTCCCAAGCTATCATCTTATCTTTCCAAGCCATTCGCTCTGGGTTATCTCGGTTGACCTTAACATAGCTATCCCAGCCATAATATATATCTAAAGTGGCATCAGGTACCAGCTTCTTCACCTCTGGCCAGATAGTATACAAGTGCTCTAGCCCCCGCACGTGAGAACTAGTATAGATTATCCGATGGGGGTTTCTTTTTATCTTGCCGTCGTAAGCCTCGAACTCATGGCTATCTATGCCATTGCCAGTCATAAAGACTTTCTCGTCTGGTATCACTGGGTATATCTCACGGTGGTATTCACTGAGTAGCATTACTTTGTCTAAGTTAGCTAGCCGTTCTTCGGTGAACTCTGATAGCTCCATCACATCATGTAGCCATAAATACTTCTTGTTAGCAGTTATCTTTGCATCAAATAGCCAGGGGTTCCGCCAGCCAATGAATATATCAAAATGGTCTTGGCCATTCATCTCCCAGTAGTTCCGCCACTCCACGCCCTCATAAACACCATCTCTGGCTAATGGCTCTGCGTAAACCACTACTTTGTATCCAAGGCTATTAAGGTGCTTGGAGATTCTAATAACAGCTTCTTCCGAGCCACCAATGCCACTATCTAAGCTCCATGGTCCCCAGCCCTTAAGAACCGAGTTACCACAGAAGATAACTACTGACTTCTTAGCCCACTTAGTCGGACCATTAAGTTGGTTCATAGCCTGTAGGACTGCTGGGTTCTGTTTGATACCCTCTGGTAGCTTGTCATAGGTGTTCTTAGCTATGATTTTATCGCCTGGCTGTTTGCTCTTGATGGCTTCTCTAGCTTTAACCATAAAGTTGTTAACTAGCTTACGTTCTTCAAGGATAGATTTGATTAAGTCTACTTGGTTCTTGGAGACATCGTCCTTAGCGAACTCATAGGCCTTCTCAGCCCAATGGAGGGCCGTAGGGAGGGCTTTGCCACCAGACTGGAGATAACACTCGGAAAGTATCATATAGGGCCTGTATTTGTTATCAAATGGCGATCTAGCAATAGCAGCACCTTGGTCTGGCCTAAGTGAGATAGCTATTTCTAACCAAATGATAGCCTTATCAAAATGACCTTCGATTGCTTCGGAGGCTCCTAGCTCGATATAGCCCTCTATTTCTTTAGGGTTTTCTATTAAGGCTTTGGCAAAATGGTCCTTAGCATCGTTGCTACGGTCTTCCTTAGCGGCTATCCTACCAAGCCATATCTGAGCCTGGGACCGTTCTTCAGGCCAGCCTGACATTAGTAAGTAAGATTCTAGTAGTTCCCTAGCCTTAACCAACTGGCCAGCATCATAATAAGAAGAGCCTAGGTAGTAAAGTGTTCGTGGGTCGATATTCTCGCCCTCTGATTCCAGCTCTACTTCTAATAAACGGATGTTTCGCTCTAGGCTAGCATCTCTCCTGGCTGAGTCTACTCGGTGGTTAACCCAGAAGTCGGGAGTATTACCCTTAACTGTTCGCCTATTCTCTATTAAGGTTTCGTGGATTCTACCAACCCAATCTAAGGTCTTGTTGTTTCGGTATAGCCTGATGACATCATGTTCCTCAGTTACTAAACCTTTTTCATTAAAATCATAATTGTATCTAACGAATAGCCCGTCTACGCCCTTGGCACTATCGGCTATCTCTTTCAGGCTACCAGCATCAGGGTCTACCTCTAGTTCATCATCAGCATCTAACCATAGTATCCAGTCGTAGTCATCTGGTACTTGCCCCACACAGAGGTTCCTGAACTTAGCAAAGTTATCTTCCCATATTGCTGATGTATAAGTCACATCAAAGAAGTCTGCTAACTCTCTGGCTTTCTTAGAGACCTTATCGGTTTTAGTACTGTTGAAAACTAAAAAGATGCCATCGACTTGGTACTCAGCGGTCTTCAGGCATCTTCGTAGACGGTCTAATTCTTTGGATTCGTCCTTACATATCATAGTAAGAGCTATTTTGGCCATATTTATATCCTTTTTGCTATCCTAAATTGTTCAAAGTTTTTGGCAAACCATATCGTATGCTCTGTGAACCTGAAGATGCCAGGATAGGATTTCTCTAGCTCTTTGGCGAACAGGGGGTGCATGGTTACTAAATGTCGCATATCTAGGTGTTTGGATTTAACATTGTAATCCCCCACCTGAAGCCTATCTACTACATTGTTGTACTCCCATCTAGCAGCAGCAACTGATTCCCTATTCAGCCCTGGATGTCTCTGCTCAAAGTTATTTATAAGCCTCTGAATGTTTCTTTTGTCCCAATCATCAGGCATGCCGATAGCATCCACTATCTTAGAGTTTTGTATTGGCTTTTTTGTCATATTTCAAGAATACCATAATTATTCTTATGTCAATAAAAAAAGACCCCGTAGGGTCTAATTTTACATTCTTGGTAGGGATTATTCTACGAAGAAGCCAGAACGGTAAGCACTTGATTTCTCAGCAAGAGCAGCCAAAGTAACTTCACCTTCGATAAGAACTTTGGTAGAACTACCAGTCTTAGCAAGAGGTGTAGCGGATGGTCGCCTGTTCACCAAGTAATCTTTACGCCACTTAGCAGTGTCAACTACTAATAGAGCACCAGCTGGAACTTCACGGCTTAGAGCGATACGGTGAGTACCGAATGAGCTTGTGTAAAGGTCAACCCTTAGTACCTGACGGTAATCTTGAGCGTTCAAGTTGTTAGTTGTACGAGTATTCCACTTGTCAACAACACGCTTTAGATATGAACCAGTAAGAACTAAGTCAGCTGTTGAGTCAGTACCACCATCGAAGATACCAGCTATAATGCTGTTAAATTCATCTTCGGTAAGGCTTGTGCCAGAAGTACGAGCAGTTTTGTTAGTAGTGATTTGTGCAATAGCACCATTCATTCTACGAGCAACACCCGAGCTACCTGAAGCTTTAGTACCAGCAACAAATGCTTTTTCCATGTCTCTAGCTATTTCAACTAATCTTTTCTTAGTTTGGTAGCTTAGAGGATCGTTCATTCCATAGTGAGGAATAGCTTGTTCTGTATCTGATACAGTTACAACACCTCGGAATAGTTGAACTACGTTGTTAGAACGGCTTGGTTGAGTGTGGTCAACAACTGTTGCATCGCTACCTTCAACTGCTGCGTTATCAGCAGAGCTAGCGTAGCTATCAGTTTGCCATTCGTGCAATGTGTTAGAAGCAGTACCTTCGCCAATAGCTGACATAAAAGGTGTGCTTTCAAAATCAACGTTATTGATTAATTCAGTAACGTCTTCTGGACGAGTTGTGTCCATGTGGGTAATAAGGCCAATAGCCATAATTTAATCTCCTTAGTTTTTAAGTGTTTGTTTCGGTATGGTTTCAGTCTATTGGTCTTGAGACTTCCAGGCTTTAACGAAACCTAGGGTGCCAATTGCTTGGTCCATGGCTTGTTTATTGCCTTGTTTGGCCTGTTCTATAAAGGCTCCTCGGTCTTCTGTATCAACTTTAACTGGGTTATTGTTGTTAGAAGTAACCTTAGCTCCTTTGCCAACCTGCTCCTGGAGTGTATCCATTTTAGCCTTGTAAGACTTGATAGACTCTTCGTCAGTATCGGTTAGAGAAAGACCAGTGGTCTCTGCGACTTTTATAACTGCATCCGAATATTGAGTTACCAACTGAGCTTGCTGTTCGGCAATCTTCTGAGCCTTTTCATTACGTTCCTTGGCTTCTGCCGCTTCTCGTAATTGCTCTTGGGACTGTTCGTACAACGTTTTGTACTCTTGCTGTTCCTCTAATTGTTTCTGCCTGGCCTCTTCTTGGGATTTCTTAATTGCATCTAATTCGTTGGCTAATTGGTTAGCTCGCATCTTAGCTTGCTCGGCTTCCTTGCGAAGTAGTTCGGCATCGACTGCATTGGCTTCCTGTTTAGGAGTAGCCTCTGCTGGACTACCATTGTTATTGAGTGCCTCATTTGGGGCTGTTTCAGCTTTATTCGCTGTGTCATCCATGACTGTTTCTCACTTCCTTTTGGTTAATACAATGGAGTAATCTCCATATACCATAACAATATATCGGGGGTCAGCTTCTGTCGACTATTGGGGTAGCCGTGCTGGGAAGGTAGTGGTCTTAGCTTTAGTCTTAGCAGCTTTTTTAGCAGCAGCTTTAGCAGTTGATACTGACTTTTTGTAGCTTTTTACAGAGTCTGAATATTGTTTTTTTAACTGCCGTTTTTCTTCTGGCCTTATATTGCCACCTAGAGGCACGGCTTGCCTAGCCTTCTTGACATCTACAGTGGCCTTTGTAACTTCTGGCAACATCTTGCCACTATCCCTAGCATCATCCCATTTATTCTCAATACCGTTTTTAACTGAATAACGCTCTGCCCATATCTCTTGTCTCAACCTATCGGCATTAGGCAACTGCTCTGGGGTATAGCTTCTAGTTTGCCACTCGTTGGTGTTAGTATCTAAGCCGATTCTAACTAATTTTTGCATCCCTTGGGTTTTGCCTGGTAGCCCTAAAGTCCGCCCTGGGTAAGTAAAGGTGGATCCAAGGAAATCTAACAAAGCCTGGGCTACCCTAGCCTTCATGGACTCAGGTATCTTCTTGCTGTATATATCACCAGTCGATGGGTTCACATAAGGGGTATTTGAAGTGATTATCCCCTGCCCTTCTAAAATTTGGGAGATAACTCCGAATGGCAATCCACCGATAACCCCAATGTCTCCAACCCCAGTCATGTTACCAGTTGGTTTTCTACCAGCTAGTTTGCCAGTTAAGTCTACCCCAGCCTCTAGAGTGTCAAACACCCACTGGATATTACCTATCGGAGTTAGCCATTTAAAGAAGCCTATCGCCTTGGCATTATCTTGCTGCCAAGCAATCCCTGAGGGAGTTTTTAGCCAATTTTGCATTTCCCACAGCTTATTAATGACTACTGCTTGGGTAGCTGGAGGGCTTTTTGCTAAAGTTTGAGCAGCTATAGTCGCCACTTTAATATTGTAGCGGGATGGAAAGGCGGCAATATTTAACGCTTTAAGCATGTTGGAGTTAAGAACTCCATGGGTTGGGTACTGAACTATTGGACGAACTAAGTCTTCTATGTCAGCCCCCATATATCTCATGGCATCTTCAACTGACATACCCTTAGACTCGGCTATTTTAGCAACAGCTAGTGCCATAGACCTTTTCTGGGTCTTAGTTATTTGAGCTGATACTCTTCCTAAGTAAACGTCCTGGGCAGCTTCACCGAACCTAGTGGCCATTAGGTTGTCGTCAAGATTCTTGCCTATCTTAGCAGCATCATTAAAGAACCCTGACTTTTCCAATATCTTGATAGTGTCATCTGCCTTAGCCTGTAAGGATGGGTTAATTACCCCCACACCAGTTAGCCAAAACGGTTTGCCACCTGCTATAGCTTGTCCTAAGATTTCAGTTTCGGTTAACTCCTGCACCGCAAAAAATGGATTGTAAGTATACCTTAGAGCACCCTGGGTTCTAGCATAGTATTTATAAAGGGGGTTATATTTATAAGACCCTGCTACTAACTTATCTGCCAAACCTATCATCTGTAACGGCACCCTCATGTGCCCCTGGACAATAGCGTTCTTGATAATTTTCAATTGCTCATCACTAAACTTATAATCAGCCTCCAGAAAAGCCCGCCTCATTTCAGGGATTGTTAGCATCCTTAAGTCGGTGGCAGTTCTCTTGGCAACTCTAGTTAGGCTAGTCAAATCTTTAAACTTGTTGTCGTCTGGCAATTCTAGACTTTGCTGTAGAATGTTAAGTAATTTTCTACCATTGTTGATACTACCCAATCCATCTTCTATCTCTTGGGCTACATTATCCCTGACCATCCTATAAGATAAAGCGGCTGATTCATCAAAGCCTAACCCTACATTATTTAGCACAGCTCCCATTTGCCTAAAGAATGGCTGGGAGGTGGCGGCTTGTTCAAAGATAGCATCATCTACTTCGGCAAACTGTGATTTTAGATTTACCGAAGCCGCTGACTTAGCATCCATCAGCAAGCTTGGGTTCTTATTCTTGGTGAATACTAAGGTATAACCATCCTTAGCGGCCGCTTTTAGTGAACTCATTACTCTAGTAGCGGTGGCTTTACCAACCAGCTTTTGTAATTGTTTCTGGGAGGCATTAACCGCTTCGGCAGCATCAAACTTCTGGGCAGCTTTAAATATACCTTTTGGAGTCTTAGCCTTGTTGATAGCCTTAATCACGCTATCTACAACGTCATCATTCATGGCCCAAGGCTCATTATCGTCCACAGCTTTCAAGACAACCTGAATAGCCGCCTGTTGCCTAGCTTTAAGCCTCTCAGCCGCATCACCAGCGGTCATAGTAGCCCGTTGGGTTTTAGTCAGTTTGCCAACTGCCCCATCGCTAGCCTTAGCTAATCTTGCTGCTAAGTTCAAGGCATCTTGCTGGGAGTATTTGGCTAATACGGCAGTTCCTTTGCCAGCGTTCAATAGAGCAGTAGCAGCTGGCATCACCGAATTAGTATGATAGGCCCACTTCAAAGCATTAACATAAAAGTCTTTCAGGTCTTTACCAGCCATGTTGGGGTGGGCATCTAAAAAATGGTTAACCATTATATATGCAGCCTTATCCGCTGTGCTACCTTTCAAATTGGTGCCAAAAAACTGTTTTAATAGGTTATCAGCATCAGATCTCATATATGCTGGCAGATCGTCTAATGCCTGATAGATAGATCCAGTGGCATGTCCACTAAAGCCCATACTAGCTGCATATTTATAGATTGAGTCTACTATACCAGCTTCGCCATAGGTAGCTGTTTTCAACACCTTGCCTACCTTACTGAAATTACGAACTACTGCCCCAATAGGTCCACCTTCTAGTAGCATTGAAGCCTGTAGTATAGTAGCTGGCAAGGCTCCCATTTTGTCTTCATTGTTCCACCATTTATCATCTTTATATGCCTGGATAGTCTCTAAAGCAAATTCAATGTTCTCACGCCTGATTGGTGCTCTTAAGGCTGCCTCTATAGCAATATCCTTAACCATCGACTTGGCATTGCTACCAACAAAGGCCCTTTTAGCTAGGCTGTCATAGGTATATCTAAAGCCAGGTACTTTTGTCATAGCCTTATCAAACAACTCAGCTGTCTTTAGATAAACTGCTGGCTGGTTAGCTACACCTTGCCCAGCTTTAGTGGCTGCAAAACGGGCTACTGCTGCTTGTGCCGTACCAGCTTGGGCCTTAGTTAACCCTTCTATAATTCTAGGAGCCGTTTGTTTGGCAACCCCCTTGGCAACTACAGTATCTACTAGCGAGAAGGCCCCTAGAGCTGTTTTGGCGGCTTGTTTACCGCCAACTACCTTAGCAGTGGCAGCTAGACCAGTCAAAGCTCCTTTAGCACCGCCAGCAACACCTCCAACTGGCAATGTAGCCAAAGTGACACCACCAGAATATGCATCAATCATAGTCCTTGTAAGATCAGTCCTACCGTTTTCGTCCTTCGAGGCCATAGCATTAAACACATTGAGCCAGGCATCATCATATATGCTAGCTTTCTTTTCTAAGCCAGTGGCTCGTTCTATCTCTCGGTTATATTCCCCTTTGTCAATTCTCCCAGATTGTAAGTTTTTGGTGGCCTGTTCTCGAATCTTTTTACCTGAGTCCAACATTGATTGTTGGTATTTTCTTTCAATATTTCCTATGGGGGATAGGCTCACGGCAGTACGAATACCTCCTAGAGCACCATATCCTAGGTACTGACCAACACCTTTTGCGGTAGTAGCTGCCACATTTGCTACAAATTTAGCCGCCCCGCCAACTCCACCAGCCACTTCACCAATTAGATTATTAGGTGCAGCTGTCTGACTCTTCTTAAAGATACTCGCTGTTGTCTCTGGCATCCCCAACTGTTGAGCAGTTGTTGATTGCATCGCTTGGTATTTAGCGGTAACTGGTAATGCCCTTGGAGCTGGAGCTTGGCCTAATGTTCCCGAAGCTTTATCGGCAGCGGTATTTTTTACAAAAAAGGCCATAATTACCTCACTCTCAGATTATATTGTGGGGTCACATTCCTGACAGACAAATTCCCCTTATAAGTTAGCTGGTTTCCTGGGCCAGCATATCCACCAACTGGCTGTGGATTAAGGGCTGGTTGGACGACTCTAGCTGGTGCAGCTGGTTGAATAACCCTAACTGGTGCAGCTGGTTGAATCACACTCCTAGGGGTCACTCTAATAGCAGCAGGTGGGCTATAAGCAGGTATGCTTACATTGCTTTGCAACATGGCAACCCTCTGGGCTTCTTGCTGTTGTAGTCTAATGGCATTTTGCCTAGCTTCGGCTTCAGCTCTTTGCTGGTCTATCCTAATCTTCTGTTGATTAGTGGCTAGGATACCAGCTATAGAGTTAAGGTCGCCTATACCACCCTGCAATCCTCCCCCTACGTTTAATTGTGATTTCATAAGTTCTCGGCTAGCGTTAGGCTTAGTAACGTATTCGTTCACTAGGTCTTTTTGGTTTAAACCAACCTTTTCATCTAACCCAAAGACAGCATCCTTGCCATCGACCCTTTGGGTAGTGCCAAACAACTTCACTTCACCATTCTGGTCAGTTCGAGTGAACCAATATTCATTACCTTGTGTCTCAAAATCTTCTTCTGGTATATCTGAGAAATCGGTTATCCCTCTGTTCATTAAATCTTTTTTAGCTGAGTCTTGTAGTTGGTAATAGACCTTACCGTCAGCACCTTTGACTTTCTTAAACCCTGATGCCTCTATCTGGGCACTACCATAGACATTATCGTACGACTCTTTTTTATTGAATAGACCCTTGACCCCATTGAATATATTAGCCGTTAACGCTATAGCACCAGCGGCAGATGGAGCCATCATAACCCCTATAGCGGCTGTCTTCCAATCAAAGCCGTTAGCGTTGACACCCCCTCTATCGACTTGGTATTTGCCTAATTCTAATTGGCCCTGGGCGTTACGTTTAAGTTTATCCGCTGGAACTATCTCGAACTTTCCAGTCTCATCGTTAAGAGCATACTGTATTTTATCGTCATATTTATAACCGTTGGCCACCGCTTCGTCATCTTCCACGCTAAATCTTTTACGCATCCCAGTAGTGTCACTGCCACCAACGTAAGTAGGTAGTTCCATAAAGTCACCATTAGCATCCCACTGCCAGAAATATCCAGTTGTTGGTTTGTAAGCTAGTTGCTTTTTGCCGTCTTTCATTACTTCTGCGAACGGACTATTGTTAGGATTTTCATTTGTTAAAGCTATGCCTTCATACAAATCAGATAAGCTCATTTTTTTGCCACCAATAGTAACCGAGTCTTTTTCCATCTGTTTATTTAGATCAGCCATGGCTAGCTTTTGAGCATTAGGTTCATCTATCTGGAGGATAGAGTCTTTTAGGGCACTATAATTCTCGGCTATTGTCCCATAGATAACATCAAACATATCAGCATCCTTGCCGTAGGCTTTAGCGAAGTCCTCGTCATTGCCAAAGTACTGTTTGACAAGTTTAGTTGCTCCGTCAATACCATTAGCCTCCATGAACTCATTAACCTTATTCACTGTTAGTGGTTGCCCGTCTTTACCTGGTAAGGCCCCAATAATATCTACATCACCATCCCGTAGCCTAGTTTTCCAGTCATCTATCTGGTTGATATAGTCTTTCCATGGGTCTCCAGCACTACCGCCACCGCCTCCACCATAGCCACCACCGCCATATCCGCCTCCACCATAAGCAGCCATTTCTAATAGCTGTCTATTTTGTTGCTGAACATACTGGTTGTCTAGTTGGTATCTAAGGCTCTGGGCTAGGTCCATATCGCCTAGTTGGTAGGCTTGGGTGTACATATCCTCAAGAACTTGTATCTTATACTCTTCTGGCTGGCGGCCTTCAATAATATCTATACTAGCTCGCTGGATTTCATTCGAGGTGTAGGCTTTGTTAGCACTACTTAGTCTCTTTTGGTAAGTTAGCATCTTATCACCATCAGCCTGGGGGCTATTCATCCTATTTTTGTAATGCTGAACATAGGCAGCGTAGGCTTCTGGGGATTTGTCAGAGAGAGTCCACTCATAGTCTTTAAGTGAATCTTCTTGGCCCCAGATTTCGTTCTGCCTAGATTTCTGAGTTTTTAGTAAGGCTGATGTGGTTGTTCGTGGCATCTTATTGTCCTAAGTTTTGTTGATTGTTTTGATTCAGAGCACCTTCTGCTGAAACTGGTTGGGGCATACCACTACCTGGCATACTAACCGCTCCCGAACCAGGGGTATTATTAGCTTGAGTATTTATCTGGGCTTGGTTATCCATCCCACCATTAGGGTTTTGTCCTGCCCCTGGCTGTGTTGATTGGCCACCATCTAAGAACTCCATTTGCATAGCCTGTTGGCCAGCTTGCAGTTTAACCTGGTATAAGGCCCCTAGGGATTTACCTAAGATAGCACCAGTCACTGGGTTCTCAATTTCGTCCCTAATACGGTCAATTTCTTCCTTACTTTCGCCAAGGGCCTCAACGAAGCTTTGTAAGCTAATAGTATTGGCATTAAAGCGGTTGAGTAAGTTCTGAAGATAGATTGGGTCGTCCTTCTGCATAGTGGATGGCCACATAATCTTAAACTTCCAGCCATCAGTATCATCGGCTATGGAAGCAACTGTTTTGTCATATAAAGCAACCGTTTCCATGGCATCGTAGAACATTTGGGTCAGGATTGGACCCCAGATACTTTTCTTAGCCTCGGCTATATCGGTAGTTGGCTTAAGGCTAGTCATCAAAGCCTGGTTAGAGTTAAGAGCCACGCTTGGGTCGTTAAAGAAGACTCTGGAGATACCAGTTTCACGGACGAACTGTTCTTTAAGTTCCTCTAGCTGGGCTTTAAAGTCGAATTGGTTAGCATCACCCTGGTTGAGTAGCTGAAGGTCTTGACCATCGGAGAGTGGAATCAGCTCACTCTTACGAGGGCTAGGCTTAGGTAGCTCGGAGCCTGGCACAAAGCCAAAAGCTTTAATCTTCGGGAAGTTTACCTTGTTGGCCACCGTTCGCCAGTCAGATAAAGTTTCAATATAGGTTTGGTTAATAGCAATAGCGGCATCGGAGATGTCCGAGATACCCCAAGGTCGTCTACGAACCTTGCGATTTGGTAGGATATAGTATTTAGGTACCTTTTTCTTGTCACCAATCACCTGGATAACCTTATTACCCACAATAATAGCGTTTAGTTCATCTTCTTGGCCTTCAGCAACCTTCTTTAGCTTGCCTCTTTCATAAGCGAACTCACATATATAGCCAGTAATCTCTATAACAGTCACCATTGGCTGAGTAGAGTTGCCCTGAACTGAAGTGGAAGTCGAATATTTAGTTGGTTGACCAAGTGGGCTAGTTGGAACGGTCTCGTCACAGCCATATTTAGCGATAGCTTCTCTTTTGCTAATCTGATAAACATAGGCAATCGAATCAAATTCACGGAAGTTATCAGTTCGCCAGTTAACATAGATATTCTCAACTGCTTCAACTGGACTCAAGACATATTTCTTTTCGTCTTCGTCATAGTAGCCCTTAACCACGGCACTACCAACGCAGGAAGCACTTTCGGCTAGGTCTTGGAAGAAAACCATGCCACCATTGTCTTCGATAATTGATTGGCAAGCGATTTGTCGTTGTTCAGCATTACCTTTAGAGACCTTGTTCATAAGAATAGCCTCTTCTTTGGCTTCGTCATCATCAACCGCATTAAGGTCTTTAGAGTCATAGGTACTAACTACCTGGAAACCACGACCCATAAACTGGTCTCGGTGGATTTCGACTGCTCGTTTTAGCCAGTTGATTGGGGTTCGGTCATGGGAGATGGGTATATTTAAGCTTCTCTCCAGGTTATCCCCATAAACATAGCCGTCACGGGTAGTAATATAGCCATTTCGGGCACTAACTTCTGATTCGGCCTTGCCGAGTTCCTCTAACACCTCACCAACAAACTCTTTTTCAAGTTCTGCGTAGGATGATTTTGTTGATGTTTCTTTTTCTTCCATTATTTCCTTACCATTCTATGGTTTGCCACTTCTGGGCTACCTTTGTTTGATTGTCTAATGCTAACCAAGCTGCGAGGGCTAGCGATATAACCCTATCTGTGGGAATTTTATCATCATTTTCTTTGTATATCGACAATTGTTGATTTAGCTTAGGCACATTCTTAGGTATTTGAATATCACCAGCACTCATTAGCTTTTTGAGAGCCATAATTAAGTCAGCTTTCTTAATATTAGTGTTAGGTTTGGTGGCTAAGTTCTTATTCTCAGTGGCTACCGCCTTGCTGGGTTGCCAAGAGCCATAGCATTTAGTGACTGCCTGTAAATCATAGGGTAGGTCCATATAATAGCGGGCACTCTCCCCATTCCAGGTTTCTAGTAGGATATTGATGTTGTAGCCATTCTTATAGGAGTTGACTAGGTCAATTAGGTCATTAAGGTGCATCTGAGGGCTTTTGGAGTTGCCTTTAGCAGACATTTGCCTAACTAAGCGGTATGGTTTGGTAGTAATATCCAGTACCGAGTAGACCATCTCATCAGTGGCTAGGGCAGTATCTATGCCAACCACATACTGATGGCCTGTCTCATAGCGGATACCATCGTCTAGGGTCTCATCCTGGGCATCTAGTATCTCCTGGGCACTAAAGATGTTGTCGCCACCGAAAATAAACTTACCTTTTAGAACCTGGTCCTTCATCGGGTCGTTTTCTAGCATCTTGTACTGGGCATCTATCTGCTCCCTAGTAAAGAAATCGTTTTCATCCAGGGCACCTTCTTGGGTATAGGTCTGGTTACGGTGGTTCAGGCCATCCTCATACATCGAATAGTGCTCTAGGATGCTGGGCGAGTGCTGGTCGGGGGTGCTAGGGATATGCAAATCACCAGTCCAGTCGAATAAACGGGGCATGATGTTGCCATTAACCTCTTCGGCTAGGTGCATACTACGCCCGCCCTCATCATAAGTGATTAAGCCATAGGGTTTACCCTGCAAAGAGCCACCTTTGTCAGTTCCCAGGGTACGGTGCTCTATATATGAGTTATTAGCGAAGTATTGGATACGGGGCGGGGTGTTTAGGGTCTGGTCTTTAAGGTAAAACCACTCAATTTGGCACTCATTAGTGACCATTCGGCCATCAGGTAGGTTAATTGGGAAGGAACTGGTCATTATTTGCTCAATATACTTAAAAACAGGCTCGGTTAGGGCATATTGGGGGGCAATATTGGCGGTTCGGTACTCCGCTTTCAACCAAGAGGCCTTATGGCCTTCCCTTATCCCGAATTTATGGAATAAATACCATAGTTGCATGCAAGCAATCATCACTGACTTGCCATATCGGTTGGCGGGGACTAGGATAAACTTTCGATAGGTCTTATTGGGCCACTGGGACTGGTTCTCAGCTACCTGAGCCAAATACTTCACTTGCCCTGAGTGCAGAGGCATCCCCAGCAGGTGATTGATGAAGATCACTGGGTCGGTCCTTGACGTTATCAACACTTGTTGCAGTGATTGCGGCAGGGTTGTAACTTGTTGACGTTTCTCCTGCAATAATTGCTTGGTCGTAGGCTCTTGATTCATTCGATTCTCCGCTGGCAAAGTGCCATATCATTTCACTTAATTTAATATCTTGGTCTTTACGCTTCAATTGAGCCGAACTTTTATCCGCTGCGGCTTTTAATAAGTGATTGGCGGTTAGTTTAATCCGCCCTTCCTTTAAATCATCGAGGCCTTGCTCAATAACATCGTCCCAAACCACATCTGGCTTAATCTCTTTCCGAGCTTCTATTATCTTATTTTCCTGGCGGGTCGCTATTATCTGAGTGCTTCGCCTTAGTCGGTCATTATCATCGACAGTCTGGTGCTTTTTGACATGGGTGACTAGTGAGTTGTAATGGAATTGGCCACCATAGGCTGCCTGAATCTTCATTAAAGACTCGCCCCTAGTCACATTAAAGTACTTGGAGTTATATATCCGCTTTTGGAGTTCAGTATCGCCAGATAGTATCAAGGCACATACATTACATCTTTTTTGGGGAGACCACATCTTCGATATTTTCCTTGCTTATATTTCTTAGCCTACCATAGAAAAAGCCCCAGTCGATAAACTGAGGCCTCTTAGCAAGCACACTAGGCGGGTGGGCATGCCTAATGTGCATATATAAGTATAGCAGACTTTACCGATTGTAATTAGCCTGTACTATATGGTTATGAATATAGTTATCTCAGGCCAGACCCCAGCCAAGAAGAACTCTCGCAGAGGGGTAGTAAGAAACGGACGAATAATGAACTTCCCCTCCAAGATATACCTGGAGTGGGAGAAACAAGCCCTAGTCGAGCTGTCTATGGGATATAAAGGCTGTGCCGAGGGGCCAGTAACCATCGCCTACCATTTCTATGTGAAGGATGACAGAAAAAGAGACCTGGACAATATGATGGCTAGTTGCAATGACTGCTTAGTTAAGGCAGGACTGCTTAAAGACGACTGCTGGCAGTTACTCAGTTGTGGCGGGGCTAGTGCTGAGATAGATAGGAAGAACCCCAGAGCCGAGCTTTGGATAGAGGAAGACTAATGGAAGGCTGGATAAAGATTAAGCAAGTCAATTATGAAGAGATCCAAAGGCAGAAAGCCATTGAGACTTGGGGGGTTAGTTGCCTAGACGGTCCTAGAACCGCAGACTTTTCCAGAAATCAGGGCTTGGTTCCCCGCCTCGTGCGTAAAGAACACAGAGAGCTATCGCCTGAACAAATCGAACTGGCAGAGCTATTAAAGCAAGAGGAAGTCTAAACAGCTGATTCCAACTATGCTCGATCTTAGCCATTTCTAATTGAAACTGACGATTCTTTTCAGCTTCATCCTGGCTTATTTTAATCTCTTCATACTCTCTAGCAGTGAACTTGTCTGGTGGGTTTATTATCATAAGTAAAGTTTAACAAATATTTCTAAATAAAAAAGAAACCCCTCTGCGAAGGGGACTTCTTTTACACCCTATTACTAGGTGCTAATTAATCAAAGCAAATTAAGTATACCATAAAAGAGAAAAGCCCCGAAGGGCTTGTCCGCAAATCACAATACATGTATAATACTATTAACGAACGTAAATCACAAGTGTATTGTTTCGTTTGAACCTTAAGTACAGGGTGCAACTCCCAGCCAAGAGCCTCCACAACAACCATCGGGTAGAGAAAAGCCCCAGTAGGTGTGGTAATGAAGTAGCAACATGAATAATGTTTAGGGACTTAATCGGGTAAATGGTAGTACTTAGGGTAATAGCTCTATCTAGTCCACCTCACGGGGTAAGGAGAATAGGTATAAACCAAGGAATCGGGTAAGACCGTCCAAGGATACCAGGCTTTCCAATAAGAGATTAGATATTATAGCCTTCTTAGGGAATGAGCAACCTATCACCATCTGCTTAGACATACGGATAACACCTGCCTCTAAGTAACGGGGGTAGGGGGGAAGTCTAATTCAATGAGATTAAGGAGTAAGAGGCGTTTCTGTGGTAATCAAGGTGATGCTAAGTAACTATCAGTTATATCAGTGACCCCCCAGGTTAATGGTAGTAGGTACTCAGCATAAAACAGGGTAGTACCCCTGTACCCTCTGTTATAAGTGTTAAGCTTATGCTTAGTTCGTTGGCTACCAGTTAACAGTTATACTACTACATAACAAACATACAACAGTTACAATCTTTAAACAGATCAATAGTTAACCTGATATATACAGTAGCTTATGCTTATACCCTATATTCTACCTCTGTTATATACCTGTGGATAACTTATCCATTATGTAGCCATTTTAGGTAAAATATTATTGACAGAGTTAGTTTAATTTGCTATACTGTAAGTAAGATAAGTTAGTAATTAATTTATCTTAGCAATCTAACCGTATAGTGTAGTTATACACCGCTATTTATAATAAGCGTGTTCTATCACTGTGGGTTCGGGTGCAATAATTGAACCGTTACCGCTTTTAGCGGTAGCAAGTCCGATATTTTCGGTTAAACGCAGTCCTGAGTACGCTGTAGCGATGCGACGACTAGCCACGTATGTCTAGCCATGAGATTACACGCAAAAAGGGTAAATTACTACCGCTGTAAATGGTAACGGTTTTTACATTACAATTTATATATATAAGTGTCAGAGGTAATACCGAACACGGCTATATATAAATAGTAACTATCTTGATACCTATTCAATAGGTAAGTTGAGTGTACCTTAACAATTTATCTATACCGCTTATTAGTAACTAATTATAAGGAGTAATAAGCATGTATGAATTAAGACAATATAAGGGTAAAAAGTGTTTGCTGCATGGTGTAAATGATAATGTATCTAGTTTAATAGCATTTTATTATGAACACCGCCACCAGCACGGAAAAATGGTTATTGTAGATACAACAGATAACAAAGTACTTGCTACACTAACCGCCTGAATATAATAGCCAGTATTAGTTACTGGCAAGCGGTATAGATAATTAAATGTATAACTGGACTATTAAGCGGTATTAGCCATAAGCTATGACATATCGAAAATGAATTCTTAATAGTTCTAACTGACAATATAAGCGTAACAGCAGGGTATATAAATAAGTCGGACTTATAAAGTAGACATAATTAAAATATCTCATACTTATATTGTCAATGCTAACAATAAAATATGTGTGTATCCATCAATTGGTAAGGTGATTGGATATAAAGCAACTATAAAACAGTACCATTAGCTATAAGCTATAAATACCGTGCCACTGTTGCTATTGTTAGCACTAGTTATACATTTAATTTAAGGGACTGTAACGCTTGGGCGTTAAGTATATAAGCTAGATATTACATCTATCGGGTATCAATTGAAATGCTTATATTTACAGTGTATGGCTAGTAACCATACTAACAGTTTTTGGCAAGCTGTTATTAGTGCTTAAATTGCGAGTAAGCATTAATAGTAGCTTGTTTAATAAGCAAGTTATAGCAATATTAATAATAATTTAAGGGGGCATGCAATGTTTATAGCATTTGTATTAATAGCCGTTGTTCTAGGCGGTTTATTGTACTTAAGTTTTTAAACATAAACAGCTATAAAAAATATTATGAGTGTAAATAGAAATTCTAAAAAATTGATACCGTTCAATATTTATGTTGACGGTGTACTAATTAAGGTTGACTTTACGGTCAACAGATAAGGCTGGATATTATGAGTAAATGGCAACAAGGCGTTAATAAGTACGCACAAGAACTATTGCAGGACTTAAAGGACGAAGGGTTAGAAATAACAAAGGCTAACCTATTAAATGGGGCTAGCGACTGGAAAGAATATAGTTATGGTGGCAACAGCTGTATATATGACTGGGAAATTGCTGAACGACTAGCAACACCATCCGAAATTAAAAGTAGAACACGCAAAGACGGAAGTTTGAACAGCATGGCTAATGCTAGGGAAACATGGCTAGATGTACAGGCAAGGGCGTTGTTTCAGGCTAGTTTAATAGTAATGAAAGCAGAGGTTTAATCATGTACGATTTTAATTATTTTCAATTTATGGACGGTGATTGGTGTTTAGAATATAAGAAAACAACAGACACTGGATATTTAAAACCAACATATCAAAAACTATTTAGTGATAAACAGGCGGTATTAAGGTTTATTGTAGACAATACAGTAGCGGAAAGTATAGAGGTTTAATTATGAGTAATGCAACAAAGTTAGCTATTAAGCTAGCAAAGGCTGGAGCTGATAGACAAAAAGTTATAGCAATAATTGACGGCTATGGTGATCCAATAGACTGGAGTTATTACAGCTTAGATTCAATTATTGGTGAGGTGTGGAATTCAGATATAAACAGTGGTGAAGATCCTGATAATTGGATTGTAAACGAAATATGTAGAACTTTTAATATTAAAGAAGTAGAGAAATAAAGGCGGTACAAAATGAGCAAGTATAGAGTTTTTTATAGTAATGATTGTTTGATGTATGGCGTACAAATGTTTATAAAAGAATATTGCGGACGTAAAAACTATTGGATACAGATTAAACCACCACGCAACAACGGGGCAAGGAATGGCGAGAGCGCATATACCTATTACAAAGGCGTTGCAGAACGTTGGCTAAAAGAATTAGAAGGGAGTAATTAAAATGCAAATTATACAAGCAATAAATGTAGACGAAGCAAGAGAACAGGCTATTGAGTGGCAACAATGGCAAACAAAGCAAAGTTTAAGTTATGACGAATTACTACAATGGCAGACTTATTTTGAGAGTGTTGCCGAAGAATATAATTTAACTGATGAATTCAGAGAAAATGGAGTTATTTAAAATGATTGACTATTATGGTAATGAAGACAATTACATACATGCAAAATTTGGTGATTTACGAAAAATGTATAACTTTACACCAGCATTTAGAGAATTATACCCAAGATTTGCAGAAGAATATACAAAATATTGGAACGGTGAGTATAGCATATTCAAGCAACCGCAGCAGATAGTTAAGTATGTAGATGAAAATAAAATACCAGTACATTTTTATTTTAACTACACTGATGAGCCAGCAACTATTCAAGATATGTACGAATATTTTGAACGTGAGCTAGCAACACCTAAGAATTTGGAGGATAAATAGTATGACATACAAAGAATTTTGCGAAGACTCAGAAGTTGAATACACGCTGTTTGTAACTATAAACGGTGAAGATAGTATCAAATTAAGTTCATTTAGTGAAGCTGGCTTATTGGAGCAATTTCATAAGCTAGATAAACAGATCGATAGCAAGCTAACTGAACAATTTGAAGATATGGCGGAAGATGATGAGTAGCGAAGACATGCAACACCTATTAGAAGACGAATACGGACGATTAAACAGTCCGTGGGAAGACGAGTAAATTATGGAAGCAACATTTTGGATCTTCACATTTATAGCAATTACAGGCTATATATTAGGACAACTCTTTGACCGCAAGAAAATATTACATCTTAGTGATAAGCATGTTGTTGGTCGGAAGTTGTACCAAAGATTTTGGATACCAGTAAAATCTGAAAACTCAAAAACCGTCAAAATAAAAGTCAAAGTTTATCCGAACATTGGTCGGAAGTTAGCTGAAGACATTGAAGCAATAACGGACGGTAACATTTCAGCAGATAGCTACAATGGCTATACATACTCTGAAATACTAGCCGATCTAACACCAGAACAAGTAGCAGATATTAAATCATTGAGGAGGTTTATGAGCATATGAGTTGGAACGAGAATCCATATAGGTATATTAAAAAGCAAAACGACCAAAGAAATACGGACATTTTACAGATAATTGACCAATATAGGCTGTTAACTGGAATGACCTGGCGGGAATTTATATTTGCCTGTATTGGCTTTTATATCCGCCAAGAAAATCCAGCCATAGCAGATGCTATAAATGAATATATTAAGAACACACCTGCCCCTGGGCGACCAAAGGGCAATTCAGTTAGAGTAAAGTTAAACGAAATGGGGGTAAATCCGAAACATGTACAAAAACCATTCTAAGCAAAGCAAACTATTAATTAAGGAGAATTTATAAAGTGAAGAAAGCAAACAATAAAGAAGTGGCAACTAAAAAAGTTAAGAGTAATTTTAGCTTAATCGAGTTTATTAGTAAGTGGATAGCAATTCTAGCCATGGCGGTCTTAGCCTTTGCAGGAATAGTTAGTCTATTAGACGGAGTAGACAAAGTAATCGCCTACATAACAGGGGTGATTCTAGTCGCCTTCCTTACTAAAGAAATAGTCTAGGGTTATAATAAAATGGCTAAACAAGGAAAACGTGTGAAAGCTAAAAAGCATAAACCGAAGATAAATCGTAAAAAATTAGTAATCGGAATAGTGGTGGGAGTATTAGCCTTTGCAATATACACCCAGATAGCCCACTACACTAAACAGGCTAGACTTGAAAAAGAGCTAGATCAACAAACCAAAGCCTTACAACTAAAGATTAAAGAATTAAACAGTACTTCAGAAAGTGCTAAACAACGCCAGAAGCAAATAGAAGCCCTACAAAAGGAGCTTGAACAAAAGTCGAAAGAACTACAAGCTAAACGTGAAAACCAAGCCAGAGCCATTGCAGAAAGCTCACAGGCGGTATCTAAACCGCAAGTAGCTGGTGCAGTAGCTCCAGTATCTAGCAACGAAGCCAAGATGTTTATTTACAACCATGAATCGGGCAACCGAACCACGGCTGTTAATTCAATAGGCTGTCGAGGCTTAGGACAAGCTTGTCCTGGGACTAAATTGCCTTGTGGTGATGATTATGCTTGCCAAGATGCCTGGTTCACCAACTATATGCTACAAAGATATGGTTCATGGGAAAACGCTAGAGCTTTTTGGTTAAGCCACCGCTGGTGGTAGCACTTGTGAGGTGGAGTTCATGGAGGTGAATATGACCAAAGTATTTTGGATAGTAGTTAGTATTGTATTAATGATTTGGATGACCACCAATTACTTTTGGTGGATAACCAACTATAAGATGTAACGGAGGAGATATGGCAATAAACGTAAAGTGTGTGATCACTATTGATGAAAGCAAATATGAGGTAGGTTCAAAGGATATGCAAATAATAGAAGTTTATGGCAAAAGTTCAACCACTGGGCTATTTTCAGAACTTCCCAAAGAGCTTTTATCTAATATGGTCTCGTCAAGTGTAGAAAGAGCAGTTAGCGATGCAGTCAATAAGTTAAATGTAATTAAAGGAGAATAGTATGAAGAAGATGATAGTCGGATTAAGTTTAGTATTGGTAGGAGCTTTTTGCTTAACCTACTTTGGAATGGCCTATGCCACTAAATGGGCTACAAGCGACCTAAAAGTTGAAGATGATAGTTATATCACCTCAACCCTAAAAGTCACTGCTAAGGCCACGGACGGGCTTCAGGAAGCAAGCTATAACGTCCAACCAGCACAGCCAGTTCAAGAAACTGGTAAGGTGCAGGTAAGTGCAACCGTGCAGAACCCAGCACCAGCTAGGTATGTTCAACCAAAGAACGAATCAGTGGAGTTTACCAACACGGTAGAACCAGCCAAGATCGCACCAATGGGATGTCCCTATGCTGAGATGATGACTGCTGATGATGTTAAATGTAAACCATATTAAACCAAAGACCCCACTAAGCGAAACCAATTGCTAGTGGGGTGATATGGCGGGTAGAAAAATGAATGAAACTACCCAATGTTTAATTATAAATTACAAGATTGATTAAACAACCCTGAAAGTATTTAATAATAGCTAAGTAACTTTTTCTTTATAAAAAAAGAAGAAGCTACTGGGTTAGCAGTAACTTCTCTTACAGATAATGTAAGACAAAAACGCTGGCATTACAAGTACTTTTTTGTAGATTGTTCTTAGCCAATCTGTAAATAAAACTAAATTAAGGTTAGTAGCTAGTGATAATTCCCCGCTCTGATTCACCTATCAACGGGGGACCTCCTCTGGTTACTAACCAGGCTAAACACAGCGTAAAAGGTATACTGATAGATTTTGGTATATCGAGGGGAACCCACAGGGAGTAGATACGCTTGATAGCACAAAAGAGTTAGTAAAGTTAAACCCCCCAGGTAAGGAGGGGAAAAGAGGGACTATGTCCATAGATAAGCGTTGACATTATCATACCGCCTATGCTACAATATTAAGTATCAATAACTAAGAGGAGGGCAATCCTTATGAACAATCAAGACATAATTGAACGGGTAGAACGAGCAATAGAATACTGGGAAGGCACTATGCACGCCAGGATCCTAAGACAAGCTTTATTAAGTGAAGATTATGAATCATTAGAATATCTAGTGAATATAGCAGAGAATGAAATGGCTTTGCAGGAAGATATGGCAATAAATGTTTGACTACACAACAGTTACCGCTAAGGTCTTAAAGGACTATATGGCTACTAAGGTTAGTAAGAAGTATGAGGTTATCTCACCATCTAGCCTGGGTAATTGTATGCGGTATCATTTCCTAAAACTAAACGGAGTAGAAGACACTACCCCACCAAACTATGGGGCAATGGTTAATTTCCAAATAGGACATATCTGGGAAGAGTTTATAGCTAAAGCCTATGAAGACCAGGGTGTGTTAGTTAAATGGTTTAAAGACGGTACTGACAAGCCATGGGTTAATAAAGAACTAGGCTATGGTGGTACTCCTGACATTATCGCTAAAGATGAAACTGGAGAAGAGTTTATAGTCGATAGCAAAACGGTTAGAAGTGAATGGTTTAGATACCTAAAGCGAGACTTAGCCAAGCCTGATGGTTTTAAGAAATGGGTTAAAGATAATAAGACCTATATATTCCAACAGGTTTGTTATGTGCTACTAGCTAGAGAAAATGGCTACCCAAATATGCGGTATGCAGTTCTATCCTTCGCTAGTAAAGACGATGGTTATGTGGGGTTGGAACTTAAGATCACCTTAACCACTGAACTAGCTAACATGGTACTAGATAGGATTAAACTATTGCGAGGCTACCTAGACCGTAACGAACTACCACCTTGCGAATGTGAAGGCTGGAAAACTGGATATTGCGGTCTAGGCGACCCGTCAACTAGAGTACTTAATGCCAAGAAAAAGGAGGTCAATACGACTTGTTGTAGTGAGGAAATATGGACTAATCATTTAAAGGATAAGGAGAAATAAGATGATTATAAGTGACACAGGCTCAAGCTATGAGCAACTAGAAGAGGGTTTACACCCAGCAGTATCAATTCTAATAGCAGGGGTTGGCACACAGCGAACACCTTTTAAGAATGAAGATGGTACTGATAAGGTTCAAAAGAAAATGATAATCCAGTGGGAGACCAAGGGCGGTTTAATCGCTAAGGAATATACTGTCTCATTAAATGAAAAAGCTAATCTTAGAAAAGACCTAGAGAGCTGGAGGGGTAAGAAATTTAGCCCATCAGAACTAGAGGGCTTTGATATGACCAATCTATTGGGAGTGCAATGTACTTTGCAGGTTATGCACAATGACAATGGCTATGCCAAGGTTAATACCGTGCTACCTAAGACCCAAGAGTTTAAGAAAACCAAGCCAACCAATATCTACGATATAGCTGACCATGATGACGAGGCCTATGAAGCCCTACCAGCCTGGATAAAAGCCAAGATAGAGCAAAGCTTTGAATGGCAGAAAAAAGCCAACAAGCGAGCTGTGGAGGTCTTTGAAGATGGTACTCCATTGCCAGAGAACGATGAAGCTATTAACTTAGATGAGATCCCATTTTAAGGATGAATCATGGCGGTATCTCAAATAGTAGAGCATGCCTTAAAGCAGTGGCCATCAACTAGAGATAGTGATAGGAAGCTAATCTTAGCTGTCTGGTGGTTGCAGGACAATGACTACGAATCGCATTTTAGAGAGTTCTTCAAAGCTAAAGCTATCATGCCCGAAACTATCACCCGTTGTAGGAGGAAGTTCCAAGAGCAGGGTAAGTATCGGGCTAGCGAAGCAGTAGAAGAAGATAGATATAATAAATTTAAAGAAGCAAGGGGCACAGCTGGACAATCGGTAACTGAGATTGTTAATGAGCTGTGGCCATAGGAGGCGAATATGTCTGGTAGTGTCAAAGGTGGTAAGTTAGCCGCCAAAACTAATAAGAAACGGTATGGTAGAAACTTCTATGCCGAGATAGGTGCTAAGGGAGGTAAAAACTCAAAGACTGGTGGTTTTGCCCATAGCCTATTATGTGACTGTGATTATTCTGAGGATCTTCACAAAAAAGCCCAATGTGCTGGATCACGAGGCGGTAAGGTTAGTAAGAGAGTTAGTGTGAAAAGGGGGAGTCGCTATGCTTAGTGGTGGATGTATTAGGCTACCTTATACTAAAGCCGATAGGGTCAAGAGGCCAAGAAAATGATTAATAACGAGTGGAATCGTGGCCGTCAATATGACCTAGCCGAAACCCAAGTAAGAAACGGTCAAGAAATAGACCTAAGTAGAGTAGACGACCAGACCCTTTTGTATTACATGGGAGAAGCTTTAATAAAGGCAGATGTGGCTAATGAAATAGCTAAGTTAATTCTTAGAGAAGCAACAGAAAGAGGTTTGACAGGTGGTATGTGATAACGATTGTGCGAATCCTGCATCTTACACGATGATAAATAACTTCGGGGTTAAGAAGGATATATGCAAAGCCCACTCGTTCATTTTTAAAGAGTTGGGATATAAGGTTTTAGAATAATCAGTTGGTGTATAGCGTGGCTCTGTGGGCTATACTAAGTATCTGTCAGTATTAGGTAATCTACCCTTTACCTAATGAAAAGAAGCCAGCAACTAAGAACATTTGTAGGTGATAGCTAGTGCAGGGGTTGGTTGATTACCAATTCAGAGAGTAGAACCAGTGGCAACTAATCATTGCGAAGTTGATAAAGCTTGTATACAGGACACTGCAACAGCCAAGACGAAACCCTGCACGTGGCTAACGCCTACAACTAAATAATATAAAGGAGAAGATAATGGACGATAACTTAATTTTTTATAACCCAGATAACAAGCCAATCACAATGCAAGACCGCATAGAGGCTGAACAAATGTTAAGACTACTATTACCAACCAACCAACCTACTAAAGCTGATAAGGAGTAATACATGAAGCTAAGACTCTTATGGAATAAATTGTACTGGAGATACAGACATAACTGGGGAGAGTGGCAAATATACCACGATAACCCACAAGACGGTGTTGATTGGGAAGTGAGCTACTGCAAACGATGTAACATTATGAAAGCACAGCCAAAAGGAGGATTTAATGACTGAACCTAACCTAGACACACTACTAGAAGATTTTGATGTTTGGTGCAGATGTGAAAGCAGGGATTGCCAACGCTCTATAAATTATGAGCAATCAAAGCAAGCGATTGCCGACCTTATAGCCAACCAAGTAAGAGATGCTAGGATAGATGAGCTAAGACTAATAGAGCAAGCACAGCAGGACGAGGACAAGTGGTCGCTATTTTGTATGGACGATACCTCAGATTTTGGTAATTACATAGCGGGTCGTATTAAAGAACTAGGAGAATAGAATGACATTATTTTTAGTATGGTGTAGTGGAGTATTTTGTGGCTTCATATTTGCGGCCGTAGTTCACGCAGGGGTTAATAAATGACAGACCAAGAACTAAAAGAAGCCATGAATAAAGGTTTTGATAAGATATTAAATGAGTATGACCGTAATATGGCTACTCCCTCGTCAGATAAAGAACAACAGCCATAATTCCTAAAAAGATTAAGACTTCTTTTTGGTCGGGTAACTCAAATATGGAGTTCGCCAGTTCCATTAAGGAACTCCTCAGCAGTGATATGACCGTTTAAAAGAAGATAATTAAAATAGCTCATAAAGCGTTCCTGTCTTGGTGTTAGCTCTCTTTGGGGTAGGCTTATCTTATCAGGGTGTGAAGCTAGGTAAGCTTTCATATCAACTTCATCTAGCTCGTCTATACTCTCAACTACATACCCTTTAGCCATCATAAATTTAATCATGTCGTCAAAGGCACTTCCGCCCTCTTGGATAAAATCACGCCAAACATATCTACCCGTATAGCCATCTTCGGTTTCACTGTCTACTAAAAATATATAGTGGTGTTCTTCGTTCTCTGGTAGAAAGGCCATTGTATCTTCGGGTAGGCACTCTCGTCTTTCATTATTTAAGTTCAGATAAAACTTTGTCTTTGGTTCTTTCGGTTCGTTTTCCATTAGTATTTCAACCTCTTGTATAAAGCATCAACTGCTTCTTTTATTTCTTTCTGTTCTTCAGTTAATAAATCGTCATTCCAGCGTGGGGTGGGAATCTCTGAATTCGGCATATAACATACCCTTATCCTCTAAGCTATGCTGGACTAAAAGTTGTCCTAGGTACTCAATTTGTCTTTGAGCTGTTTGGACGGCTCGTTCAGCATCTAACTTTTGTTGTTGCCAGTAATCTAGCATGGCTAGATCTCGTTCCCGTTGTTTCATTTGAATAAACTCCCTAGACTAATCGCTACTGCAATAGTCATCAGCACCCAGCAGATACCAAAGCCAATACTAATGAGTAGGTCTATCAAATCTTCTTTATGCATCACCTAATCCTCTCTGGTAAATCATGTAGTGATAAATAGCCAACTTGTTTTCCTAGGTGATAAGCCAACCTCTTAGCCCTGAAAGCGTATTCATCGCTAGTGTGTATTTCGGCTTGTTCGTGTAGGAATCCGATAGTTTCGTTAGCTACGTCAAATCTATCTACTTGTTCCACGCTTGAAGCAAAGTCAATAATATCCTCGGCTAAAGGCTTCATTGGGACGACCATAGGTCGCATCTGAGCGTGTAAAAGACGGTGGTCGTATGCAGAGGCAGGTATAACGAATCCGCCTAGTCTACGGAGCTGTTTAAGGGTTGGTGTGTAATAACTCTTACGTTCCCACCAAAGATGGTGTTTGTTGACTTCTGGTAGCATATTTATCTCCTTAATTTAAAAAGCCCTCCTTAATAGAGGGCCTGTGTTTATTTACAGCCTTTGCAAGCTAATTCTCGGCATATTTTACAGAGCTTAGTCATTCTCGGTAAAGACCTGTTTTAAGCTAACTAATACAATATTTACTAATACAGTTAGTGGCCCGAATAAATCAGGGTTATCTGTAGTTAAAGTTATTAGGTAGGAAACAATCGCACTAGCTCCGATATATAAAGCAGTCTTTAATATCTTCTTAGCTTGGTCTTTAGTTATTCTTGATGGTTTTGGTAGTTCTTGAACTAACATTACTTTCCTCCGAGTCCTTTGAAGAACTCTAGTACCTTAGTTAATATGTCCTGTAAGGCTTTTACAGCGGTTTCAAGGGCTGTTAAACGTTTATCTTGCTCCTCGTCCTTGGTTGGTTTCGGAGGCGTTACAGGCGGTGTTACAGGCGGTGTTACAGGTGGAACTACTGGTGGAACAACGGGAGGCACAACTACTACTTTGTCGGTGCAGTCGGCTATGTTGATTCCATTTCTAATTCCTTTTGAGTAAGAGTATTCGCTTAGGTAATAAGTACCGCCTAGAGGGTGTTTAGCAGTGGCGGATATTTCTACTTCTGTACCTTTAGGGATTACCTTAATTGACTGAGCTTGACCCCATGAAGTGAAGTCTAAGTTCCATAAGTTAGCATCTTTATTAGTGACGACTATTTTATTCTGAACATCAGTAATTTGTAATGCAGGGATAGGTGGTGCTGGTGCAGGGACGGGCTTAGGTGGTGCTAGAATCTCAGTGGCTCTGTTCCAGATAGCTTCACAAGGTAAATCACCAGGGCAAGCAGTTCCGACTACATCTCGGTGTCTTTGGAAGCCTATAATTGACTTATGAGTTTGTCGGAGTAAAGCTACTAGTTGAGCGGATTGTTCTAAACAATTCCCGTTGTAATAACCAAATCGCCAGTCGCCCTCATGTTCTATTGAGATACTTTCTAAGTTAGAGTTCCAGTTACCATTTCCCCAGGCTGTGTTGTCGGTGTCTACAAATTGCCAAACACCTCTTTCACCTACTGCGAAGTGAGTTGATACTTGTTGAGAGGCATTTTGAAACCTTGAATTGGCACTCTCCATGCTTCCTACTATGTGGTGGAAAGTGATAAACCTAGGTGCTAGACCTTGTCGCCCACTAGTGAAATTCGGGCTACCTTTCCATGTAATGTCGTTCCAGACCATATTAACTCCTTTTTATTACTTGTTCGTTCTCTACTACTTGATGGATAACGTGTTGTTCTTTAATCTCTTGGATAGCGTTGATAGTTTCGTCTTTAGCATCTAAAACTAGTTGGGTTATCTGAACGTTT